GCAGGCAGCGGCAACAATGCAACAATTAGTTGATGCGGCTGCAACTGATCCTGCGGTTAATTTACAAGTTGCTCAAGCCTTGCCCGTTACCGCTGAACAAGTTCAACAACTTGCCAGAATGGGTGAGAGCAAAGCAGCAGAGAACATTTTGAGAAGCGCTGCGAACGACCCTAAATTTATTCGTCAAGCAGCTAACGATGCTTCAATAAAAGTGTTGCGAGATGCGGGTTACAACACGCTAGCAGACGCGCTAGCAAGAGTAGCTGTCGGAATTACAACAATGGTCACGCCTGGAAATGCGTTTCAAGAAACTAATGAAGACGCAATTATGGCTGACAAAATGAGGCAATTTGTGACGCCAATCGCATCACCAGATTTTGCGTTAGCGCCTGTAGAAGTTTCTGCGCCAAGAATTACAAAAATTCAACCTAACGAAAGTATTGGTAGAGATGGACAGTTGCTAGAGAATGGCAATCCAACAGGCTTATTTGTTGATAAGGCTGGCACGCTGTATGACGAGGCGGGTAATCCGATGACTAGAAATTATGCGCCTCCTACTGCCATACCTCCTACTGTGCCGGATATTGTTAGACCACCTTTGCCTTATGTTGCTCCTACACCTACTCCAAGCCCAACTCCAACACGGGCGCCAACGCCAGAAATAACGCCAACGCCAGAAATAACGCCGGCGCCGACACCGGCGCCACTACCCACTCCTTTGCCGGAACCGTTACCCGAGCCAAGCACAGAACCAAGACCTACGGTGTTGCCAGAGCCAGCGCCTCGGCCTACGCCTACACCAGAACCTACTCTTGCGCCAGAACCAGCGCCTAGACCAGTTCCAAGGCCAGAGCCTGCGCCAGAACCGACATTGCCTTCAACTCCTCCTGTGCCACCTGTCGTTGAACCAATACCAACAACGCCGCCAATCAGCACAATTTCAGAAGGAGATCGGGCAATTTTAGATTTAACTGGTTTGACGCCTGTAACTCCTGGAATAACTGAGCCAATTGATCGGTTGCCAGAAGTTGAAGTTACTGGCGAGGAAGAAACAGAATTTACTAGAAGGCCGATTGAAGACGGTGTTAGCCAACGATTCCCGCTAACACCTGATGAGCCAATAATTAAAAAACCACCACCAATTATTGACTACAGGTCTTTTAATGTTTTCGATCCTACTTTTACTATGCCACCGATAACAACTGCTATGGCGCCTGGATCAAGCGCACTAGCGCAGGCATTGGGTGTGGGTGATCCTGGGGTGTCGTATTTAAGTAAGAAGGGTAAGGAACGTAAGCCTGTTTGGAACGTGGAGTCGTTAAAACTATCAGATGAATTAGGTGGACGTTATGGCTAAACAAATTGCAAAACTGCTGAAGGCTACCATTCAAGACAGCAGCGACCTTAAACAAATTGCCAAACAGCTTGCCGGTAAAGGCAGGGGTGGTGACAGTATGCTTGTCCACATCACTCCTAGAGAAGCCATGATGTTGAAAGACGCTGGTGGCGCTGGCACGATCAACCCTGATACGGGGCTGATGGAGTTTTACGATGGTGGCTATGACCTAATGCGATACGCAGGTGAGCCAGATATTAGAACGGGTGGTTATACCAGAGCGCCTACAACGAACGCTTACACAGCCTCAGATTTTGAAACCCCAACAAGAACAACCACACCAAGTTTTCAAGATACCTATACTTTAGTGCCTGACAACTACGTACCAAATGTAAGAACGGGTGGTTACGTTTCTCCTGAAAGTGTTGAGCCAACAAGTCGATTAGGTTTATATGGCGTAAGACCTGGCGGTGTCGGTTTTAGAGCGCCTACTGCCCAGCGGCCTATCACCGACAGTATTTCGTTGCAACAAGCACAAGCTGCTGCCCCGTCTGCGCCAGTTTATCCAGGCGCATATACGCCAGTAGGTGAAGTACAACAAGCGTTGACTAGAGAGCCATCAGTAGCACAGCGTTTGAAATCAACACTGACCAGCCCAAGAATGATTGAAAACCTAGCATTGGGTGGATTGTCTGCCTTGCCAGGAATTATTGCTTCACGGGGTGCGGCTAGACAAGGTCAACGTGCCAGAGAAGAAATGCAAGCGATGGCAGAGCCTTATCGTCAGCGCGGTCAGGAACTTCTTGCTCAAGCGCAGTCTGGTGCGTTAAGTCCTGCCGAGCAACAGCAACTGCAAGCTATGCAAGCACGGATAGCACAAGGTGTAGCAGGTCGTGGTGGCGTGGGCGCAGAACAAGCACAAGTTCAACTAGAAGCTTTCCGTCAGCAAATCTTGCAAAACAAATATGACTTAGGTCTGAAAGTGTCTGGAATTGCTGATCAAATTGCGACAGGCGCTATTAAAGCAGGCTTGGAAGCAGATCAGTATGTCAGTGAATTAACTGGCAACTATTTCTCTAATGCTATGCAAATGGCAATGATGAACATGGGTCAAAGACCGCAAGGAGTGTAAACATGGCGGCAATGTTTCCAACTGAAAGATCAGGTGTGCCGATGTTTGGCATGGACACGGCTGTAGATAAGGCTGCTGCGCGTCGGCAACCGGCTACGGCAGCGCCAGAGGGTGCGGCTGCGGCAGTTCTGTCTGACCCTATGTACAAACAGTTCGTAGGCGAACCTAGAGCCAAGTTGGAAAAGGCGCAAAAAGAATACGGCGTATTTGAAGGCGAGATGACTGCTGACCAAGCTGCACGGGAAGCTAGAAAATTAGGCCGTAGACAAGAAGCTTTTGGTACTTATGAGCAAGCAGTAAGAGCGCCTGAATTACGCGCTGAACGCACTGCGCTAGAGGAGCGTGCTGGTGAGGCGTTTGTGCCAACGCAAGAGAATGTTCAGGACATGGCAACCATCTTCAGCCTAATTGGGGTGTTGGGGTTTGCTATTGGTGCTGGTGGTAAGAACAATGCTATTCAAGCAATGAATGCGATGAATGGCATGATGGAAGGTTATAAGCAGGGCAGGCAAGATCGTTACCAGCGTGAAAAGGACTTGTTTGAGTCTAATGCTAGAGCCATCAAGACCAAGATAGATGCGCTGAATAGCCGCATGACAGACATTGCCAAGCTTGCTGCGGTGGACATGGAAAAGGCAAACATGGAAGCAGATATGTTGTTTGCCCAAGAAGGTGCTGATTTCCTGAAGCAGTACAAAGACAAGGTTGGCCTAGTCAACACCATCAAGATGCTGCAAGAGCAGGTCAAGGGTGGTGAGAAGATGTTTGAGTTTATCGAAAAAGAAAGAAGTCGTGCCGCTGAAAAAGAAGCGCAGCGTCAGTTCCAACGTGATATGCAAGAAGACCGTCAACGAGATGCGCGTGATTTAAAAAGATTTGTTGCCAGCTTGAAAGGTGACGAATCTACTAAACGCGGTATGGTGCAGTTATTTATGGCGCAACGTGCCGTAAACGCTCTGGGTGGCGTTACTTCTGCGGTTGAGTCTATTAACCTGCTACCGGCTGGAACCACTGCTGGCATCTTGCCTAACCTAACAACAAAAGACGGTATGTTTAACGCTGTTCGTAACTTTGCTGGCAGAAAGATGAGCAGCCAAGAAGCAAAGGCTGTCGAAACATTGTTTACTGGTGTTACCCGTAACCTTGCGTCAATTGAAGCGTCTGGTGCTGCTACTGGTCTTGTCGGCTTGGCAACACAGCTTGAAAAGCTACGTCCTGTTGCTGGTGATACAACGGTTGATGTTGCGTTGAAGATGGCAGATATTCGTCGTGTTGCTGTTGAAAACATTATTCCTCTAATTGAATCTGGACTGATGCCAAAACAGCAGGCCAGTGTGGCTGATGGTCTTGTCAAGCGCATGGAAAAAGCCATTCCTTACACAACTAGCGATGTTATCAATGCAACTATGCGTAAGCCTGGTAAAGAAACAATTAGTCAGGCTGGTGAACGTATAACAAGTGGTGTAACTGGATTTACTGAAGAAGATCAAAGACGATTAGATGAACTTGAAAGGAAAGCCCGTGGCGCTCAGTGAACAAGAAGAACTGGAAATGCTTCGGCTAAGAAAACAAAAAGCCGAGGCAGACGGAAGTCAACGACAGCCTAAAGAACCTGGTTTTGGTGAAAAGGTTGGCGCAGGTCTTTATGGATTGGGAACTGGCATTGCTGGTGGCTTTGGTGAACTAGAAAAGTTTGGTGCTTATACTGTGCCAGAGTTTTTTGGTGCTGAACCACAGCGTCAGCAGTTTATGGGTAGAGAAACAATCTTTCCAACAGTAGAAGAAGTTGAAAAAGGTCTTGGAAAGATAGGAATTAAAAAGCCTGGTGAAGAAGTAGAGTCTTACAGGTTTGCTGGAGAAGTTGCGCCAGCGGTAGCGGCAGGCGGTGTTGGCCTGTACAAATTAGGAAAGTTTGGCTTTGGTGGTTTGACTGATCTATTGCGAGGCGGTCAAGTTAAAAGACAAACAGCAAAGGTTGGCCAGGAAGCAAAACGCGCACAAGCTGCTGGACAGAAGGAAATATCGGCAGCAGAGGCTGAACAACAGAGTAGATTGGCAGCGCAGACAACCAGAGGTGAACAAGCCGCAAGAACTGCTGAGAGATCAGAAGCGGCAGGCGGTCGCGCTTTAAGAGAGTTGGCTGGCGTTAAGACTTTGCCTGAGGCTGGTGCGTTTAAACCGATTCCCGAAACACCTACTAATATTGGCAATTACGTCCGTGATCAAGCCAATAAGTTTGTTACTGCAATTAAGTCACAGCGTTCTGCTGCGGCTGATACTAACTTTACTGCGGCCAAAACAACTGCTGTTAATAAAGAATCAGTAGGTCAGTTTGTTAATACGCAACCAATTCTGAACAAGATTGATGCTTTGCTAGCAAAAGGCGGCACAACTGATTACCTGCGTTCTTTGCAACAACTGAGGGCTGATGTTCAGAGAACTAAAGGCTTTGAAGGTTTAGAAGTTATCCGTCGAAAGCTTGGCGATGCTGGTTTTGGTTTGCCAGAAGAAGGGTATAAGGCGATCAACCAGAAATTAGCCAAAGATTTTTATTCTGATCTTTCTGGCGCGATGAAAGAGTTTAATCCAGACTTTAGCAAGTATCTGGATGACTACAAGCGCTTGTCGCAAAACCTTGAAGCGTATAGCACCAAGGTCGGCAAAGGGCTGGTTGAAACAGTTGATCCGTCTGGCAAGTATTACGCTAAGACTGCCGAGCAAGTTGCTAAAGATGTATTTAGCAGTCCAGAAAAGTTTGATCAGTTTGTGGATGCTGTTGGTGGCAACCGTCAAATTGCTGAAGCTGCGGCACGGCGTTACTTTGCTGGTCAGCTAGAGAAGGCTACAACGTCGGATCAGGTGCGTAACTTCCTGCGTGACAATCGCGCCCTGCTGAACAAGATGCCTAGCCTGCGTACAGAGATTGAATCCAGATACCTATCGCAACTGACAGCCGCTGAGAAGCGCGTTTCTGCTGCTGGCAAAGTATCGGATGAAGTGAAGGTAGCAACTAAAGAAATTTCAGATCGTTTGAAAGGTATGCCTGGTGTCAGAGAAGTGTTTACAGATGCTGTTGAGGCGTTAGCGTCCGCAAAACCAGGTAAAGCTATTGAAACTTTTGATAACACTGTGTTGCCAAAGATAAGAGATGCTGAAGCCAAGGCTGGTCGTAAACTAATGTCAGACCAGCAAATCATGGAATTAAGGCAGCAGGCGGCACAACTTGAGCAGATCGCAGACAAGACTCAAAAAGCTAGGATAGTTGCTGGTGCGCTTGCGACGTATCTTATTGGGTCAACAGGAAGTAGCGCAGTAGGAAAATTAGGAGGCCAATAATGCCACTGACAAAAGGTTTTAGCAAAAAGACAATAAGCAAGAACATTCGTCGTGAGATGAAGCGTGGGAGGCCACAGAAGCAAGCGGTGGCTATTGCTCTTAATGTTGCTAGGAAAGCAAAGAAAGGAAGAAAATGATGCGTAACCGTAGACCGCAAGAAGCTGGTATTGGTGATCAAACGCCACCACCAACTATGATCAAGCCTATGCGTAAGATGAAGCGTCAAGAACAGGCTATGCAGAAGCGCAAGAACAAGCGATGACTAAGAAGACTAAGGGGATAAATCCAGAGTTGGAGAAGGCAATTGGTGATCTGCTGAAGGCCACCATGTCTGACCCGACTGCTAGTTTGACCGACAAGTCAAAGATCATCGACAGAGCGTTAAAACTTGAACAACTAAAAGCCAGAATATCGGATGATGATTGGGGTTCAGGGTTTGCTGATGATGAGGATGAGTAGTAAGATATGAGTATCCATTTCGAAAGGGGATACAAGTATGGATGCTATTTCACTGGTACGCTTGGCTTTGAGTGTCATCAGCGAGAGATTGTTAGTGATTCTGGCTTTGTGCCTGAATTTCGCACTCGCTTGCTGGACAATGTGGGGATTGATGTGGGAGAGGCTGGTAGCGTTAGCCGTGTTTGCGTTATTCAGCTACCTTTTGATAAGAATGGAAAGGAATAAAGATGCGCGACAAGAAAGATCTAACGCTCAAGAGTAGCGTACCTGGGGCTGAAGAACTCAACTACAGTCAGAAATACGCGAAAGCAATCCGTCCTCAGAAACCATCTGATACGACAGAACGTTATCAGAAGTGGCAACCAGGTCAAGTACCTATGGGTGGCTTCCGTTCCACTTTCTGCTTTGATGACAGCTACAACAGCAAAGAAAGCCCGACTTCTGGCGGTGGCAAGAAGGTGTACTAATGGCGGGTTATCTATCTAAAACCGCCAGTGGCACAACCGAGCCGTTCGAGTTGCAGGTCTCTCGCGGTCAAATTCCTGGACACAGAAACGTCACTGTCTTTGGGTTCAACGGTGATGTTGACCAAACTCAGGTTTCGGTTTGGCCTTTACCTAGTTTAATTACTTTTCCTGCGGCTGCTTTGCGGATGACGGTCAGTTCTACCAGCGCTAATGACACAAGCAATGGCACAGGAGCGCGTACCGTCGTTGTGCAGGGCGTTGACGGCAATTACAATGAAGTCACAGAGACCGTCACCTTGACTGGTCAGACGGCGGTCACGATGACGGCTTCACTTCTTCGTGTTAATTATGCTTATGTAGCAACAGCGGGTTCTGGAAACGGTGCTGCAGGTGACATCTATATCGGCACAGGCACTGTGACTGCTGGCGTTCCTGCGACCACATACGACATCATTAAGTTGGATTACAACGTCACGACTACAGGCAGCTACACCATCCCAGCGGGATATACGGGGTATGTGTCTCAAGGTCTGTTTTCGGCTGGCCAGCCCAGCGGATCAACTCAAGTCCAGGGACGATTGCTGACTCGCGGTGTGAACAACATTCGCATGACTGCTGCGATCACCACGATCAACAACGGTGTTGCAAACTATGTGTTCGAGTACCCGCTTGCAATTCCAGAGAAGACAACGGTTGAAGCAACTGCGATTGCCAGCGCAAACAACAATTCCGTTTCGTCCATGTTTATCCTTGCTTTGATTGAAAATTAATAGAAGGATTACTATGAAACAGTACATTCTTGATCGTGCAAAAGAGCCATCAACCTGGCGCGGTGCGATTCTTTTCCTGACCGCTTTGGGTGTGCCTATTGCCCCTGCGCTGGCTGAACACATTGTCACGGTTGGTCTGGGCATTGCCGGTATCGTCGGGATGGTCACCAAGGGATGATCAACTCACGCAGCCTAGATGACCTGTTACCGCAGGTTAGAGAGCGCGTTGAGAGGATGATTGCTGGCTGTGAAGCAGAAGGTATAGAACTGCTGATCACCAGTACCTACCGAGATAACTTTAGCCAAGCAGCGCTGTACGCTCAAGGCAGAACCGCACCAGGAAGGATTGTCACGAATGCACGGGCTGGTCAGTCTTTTCATAATTACCGTTGTGCTGTGGATGTCGTTCCGTTACTACACGGAAAACCTGTTTGGGATGCCAAGAACTCGATCTGGCAAGACGTTGGCAGAATAGGCAAAGCAGCAGGATTAGAGTGGGCGGGTGATTGGAAGCGGTTTAAGGAATATCCGCACTTCCAATACACGGGTGGCCTGACATTGGCGCAACTACAGCGAGGAGCCAAAATTGTCTAAGAACGTGAAGCTGTCGGTAGGCAGGGGTGAGAAGCTGTCTGTCAAAGCAGGTAGTGGCCTGACTGCTAAAGGCAGAGCCAAGTACAACCGCGAGACCGGCAGCAACCTCAAAGCACCCACCAAAGATACCTCTAGCCCTCGCCACAAGTCTTTCTGCGCTAGAAGCCGTAACTGGACAGGTGAGCGCGGTAAAGCAGCCAGAAAGCGTTGGGGTTGCCGGTGAGCCATCCAGCACAGATTGAATTCGTTGCCAGCCTCAAGTCACAGTTCCCTGATTACTTTGTTCGCAAGAACGTCCTGGAAGTTGGTAGCCTAAACATCAATGGATCAATACGTCCATTTTTTGAGCAATGTATCTATGTTGGCGTTGATCTTGGCGCAGGAGCCGATGTTGATGTGGTGGCTAGAGGAGAAGACCTCGCCTATCCTGATAGCAGTTTTGATGTTGTTGCTAGCTGTGAGTGCTTTGAGCATAATCCTGCTTGGCTGAAAACCTTTGCCAATATGATCAGGATGTCATCCGGCCTGGTCTTCTTTAGCTGCGCGACTACTGGCAGGGCAGAGCATGGCACACGCCGCAGCAACCCGTATGACGCGCCCTTCTGCGGTGACTACTATAAAAACTTAACTGAGCAAGACTTCCGAGAAGCGTTTGACCTGTCAGAATTCAAGCAGTATGCTTTTGCTACCAATGATCAGGCGCACGACCTTTACTTTTGGGGTGTCAAATGAAAGAAGGACTCTACGCAAACATCCATGCCAAGAGAGCAAGGATCAAATCCGGTAGTGGTGAGAGGATGAGAGCGCCAGGAAGTAAAGGCGCTCCCACCGCAGCCGCTTTTAGGAAGTCAGCAAAAACAGCCAAAAGAGGAACAAAAAGGTAAGGATCGTTAATCCGATCCCCACCAGCATACCTGCGATAAACAGGATGCTCACTCGATAGAACTACCTGGAAGGTAGCCTCTAATCTTATCCAGACTCCAATCTGTCGCATCATGCACCGCCAGCAGATAGGTTGGCGTGAACGTCATCTTGCCATGCCGCAGTCTGCTCAACACAGAAGGCGTGATCTCTAAGAACTCTGACAGTTCTCGATCATTTTTCAGATTGAACTCATCCTTGATGATGTCAAAGATGTCATGCTCTGGCATATGCTTTTTAGTTTCTTCTGACATGATCTCTCCTTATGGTGCTGGCGTCAGAGCGCCTTCAAAGACATAGGTTCCAACGTGCGCTAGGTGCGCCCAGGGTGCTGCGTGAACTGCACCGCCAGACTCGCGCCAGATACGGCAGAAGTGGTAATCCTCTGACAGCAATCTGTTTGTGCCTGGTTCAATGCTGGTGGCAAAGAACTCTTTGATCTCATCAGCCTTGATGTTGCCAGCTAGGTCTGTGACATCGTTGGTGTAGGTTGGTACTTGGTCTGCCAGCTTCTCGAACACTTCCCGCTTGATGATCATGAAGCCTGTGCCGCCATTCCAAATCTCGACAGGTTCGCTGACAGGCACTGTTACCTCGCCTGTGTAGCCCACCAGGTTGACCACAAAGCTGCCTGTGTGCCATTTCAGTTCGTCTGGTGATACACCCGCTTCTACTGCTCTGGTGATGCCATGCCAGTTGATTTCTTTCTTAGGATAGATGCCACAGATAATGTCTTTGTCAGCGTCTAACATAGGGAAGACATCACCAGGATTGAATCGTATGTCAGCGTCAATGAAGAACAAGTGAGTGCAATCAGTCTTTAGGAACTGGTGAACTAGCGCGTTACGTCCTCTGGTGATCAGGCTTTCGTTGAACATGAAGGACATCATGGTGGTGATCTCTTTGTCACGCATCATGTTGTTTAGTTGCAATAAAGACTGAGCATAGAAGCCGAAACACTGACCCCCGTACATTGGGCTGGCTATAAATATTTTAATTGACATGAATCCACCGCTTTCCTTGTTTAATTAAATTGATAGCGCTACTCGTCACGCCATGTTGCTTTGCGATAACAGAAACTTCTGTACCAAGAGATAAAGAGTATTTAATCTCTTTAACTTTCATCTCGTTAAGCTTTGCTCTTGGATTTCGATCTCCTTTTGTGCTTCGCCCTTTCCTTGCCATATCCTCAAGATTTTGCTTTTGAGTTCCAAGAAATAAGTGGGCTGGATTGACGCAATACACATTGTCACAGGCATGGCAAACGTGCATACCTTTTGGTATTTCTCCAATGAATGCTTCGTATGATGCGCGATGCGCGTAATGTTTACGGTTGTTACTAATGATTTGACCGTAACCCCTAACGGTTGTTGTTCCCATCCATACCCAACAACCACCTTCAGGTATGCGCTCTACCTTATTTTCTATTCTTTCTTTGGTAATTGGATTCATATTGTCATCCTATAAAACCACTTGTCATTACGCCGCTGACAGTCGATCTGATAACCGTTCTGCCGCAACTCCGAGATGATGCTATTGACTGCACAGACACCTGCTTTCTGGATGATCTCCAGGGTAGTAAACTCGCCACCGCCTGACAGCAGCTTAAACACACGCTGCAAGCGATCAGACTTAGTTAGGTTCGCTGCGTTCATGAAATATCCTCCACTCTAATAACGTATCTGCCTTTGACATTCTTGCGCCAGCCGTGAACTTCAACTCGAATACCGGCATCTCTGACCAGCGCAATCGTGGGTGATTCTTGAATCTTCTTAATCCTCTCTGCAACACCTGTGCTAGTCACTTGAACGGCTAAGACTTCGTTCTTGCGAATAGCCAGGATGTCGCACCATCCCCAAAGGTCTTGACGTATCTTCGACCAAGGATTCCACTTCTCGACTATCGCGCAGAAGTAGCCTTGATCTCGCAGATACTCAAGACTGCGTTGGGTTGGTGTTTTAGAGGAAGCCATCAGAAAGGAATGGCATCGTCCTTGAATGGGTCATACTCTCTAGGCTTCTTGAGCGTAGCCTGAGGCGCTTCCATTGGTGGCTTGCGGTAATTAGGATCGGGTGTCCAGTTGTCCTGGGCTAGGCTGATCAGTTCACCGATTCTGGTGGCTTTCTTCCAAGCGGCGATCTTGATTTGCTCACCTGCTTTGAAGTCTCTATCTACAGTGATCACGCCCTTGTAGTCAGGCTGTGCGCTACCTGGTGCTTTCTTATCGTTCTGAAAGAGTACGCCCTTGCCTGGTTCTGATTGATGCTGTTTCATACTTCCTCCAAGGTAGTGACTGCTGCCAAGACTTTGGTCTTTGCTGTCGGTGTCATGTTTTCAATAACGTGCTGGTTTGCCTTCTTGAATGCTTTTAGCTTCTCCAGCTTCTGTTTGTCATCAAGCTTTCCTGCTTTTACCTTTGAAATCATTTGGTAAAAGATACTCTCCCAATCTTCTAAACTCACCGCTGTATCGTATGGTTCCTCTTGACCTGGTATGTACAGAGGCAAAAAATCTTCACCTACGGTCTTAGCTGACTTAATCTCGTCAACGATGTCTGCCGCGCCCATGTCTTTGATCTCTGGTGCAGCAGTCTTTGCCGGTTTATCGTCAAAGTCCTGGACTTCCTCCACTGAGTAGGTTCCAACCACACAGCCTGGATACACTGCTCTGATTCCTTCTGAGATGCAGCGGCTGCGTAACATTGCCCTAGGGTACTTATGCCATCCGCTACTAGGCTTGACCAGTCCAATATGCTTTGCCTGATCGATAGTCCAAGTAACAGTAATAGACCCGCCACTAGGATGACTAAAAATTCCAGAAACTCGTTCATCTGTGTAGTCCTCCCATTGAACTTTGCCGCCTGAGTTTTGGAAACGTGCCAGCATTGCGTCTGCTTTTAGTGCTGGCCTGCCCTGAATGATGTGATAATCCCTTGCGGCGATTGCGGGGTGCTGGCCTTCTGCTTGGGCTATCAGCATTAGTGCCATAGCTTCGTCTGCGGTCTTGACACCAAATAGACCGGACTTGGCAACGGCTAGAGCCATGCGCTCTATGTCTTGAACGGGTACTAAGTTACTCATTTCTCATCTCCTATTTCAAAAGGAATCTGCGACTGCCTGGGGTTTCCACAACAAACTTCTCATAGATGTCTGGCATGGCCTGTTGAAACAACTTGCTGTCAAACTTGCTGGAACTTTTAGCGGTGCGCCAGGTTGCTAGGGTTCTGCCGCCTAAGTCTGTCAGGGTTGACTTGTCTGTCATGTAGCCCCTGATAGCGACCTCTAGCGCCTCTGAATGATCCTCTAGTTCCTTGATCTTGGCCTTGTAAGCTTTCAGCGCTTCACAGGCTTTCTCTACAGCGCCAGACGCGACGATGGTGGCTTCTGTGGACTCTGGATAGATAAGCTTCACACTGTCGAGAGAATCAGGTTCTGGCAGGGTATTGGTGGCTACCATGCCCCAAAGTTTTGCCATTTGCCGGATCAAGTCTTCTTTCTGTGCGTCAGTAATGGTGAAGTGATAGGTGCGGAATGCTTGCCCACCAAACAGGACTGCAAGGTATATCGACTCCACGTTATGTACGGCAGCTTCGTGAATGAGTTGTGCCATATCAGCAGCAGGCACCAGGTTTGCTTCTTCGTCGAACTTAGACATAACGCCAGCGTTGTAATTTTTGCATTCAACGAGCGTTCGTCCATCTGCACTGATGTAATCAAAGTGAGAGCGTAGCCACGGTTCATCTTTATGTGACAGTGCATAGTCAGCGTCCTTGAGTTCGATGCGGTGCTTGTCCTGGAATAGTCTGGCAATGGTAGGCTCCATCACTTTGCCCATTTGCACAGCTTCAATGCCAGACAGATCAGGCGCTTCTTTCTTGCCTAGCTTTTCTAGGATGACATCAGCAGCTTTGCCATTCGCGGCTTTACGGCTGTCACCAGACCACCAGGCAGAGCGCCGAATCTCTGGCGCGAAATCATCTTGATTAGGACTTGTCATCGGTTCTTCTCCTTTAGGGCTTGCTCTAATTCTTTAATTGTTTTGCGTATTCTTTTGGCGCTTTGGGTTTGTGGATTATGATTTTTGAAAATAATCCAACGCCATTCTTCGTCTGTCAGTCCCTGCCATTCGCGCTGTGGTGGGGCGGTGTAGAGTGGGGTGACAGATGGGTCATCAAGCACCTCTCCGTATTCAATTTGTTCACACTCTCCATCGGCATTAACATACATCCACGCCACCGGCTCCGCTTTGATCTGCGTTAGCTTTTCAAAATCCCCTTTGTCTATTGCAATTAAGTTATGTTCCCAAAGATAGTCTCTGACAAACTTGTTTTTTATTTCGATAGGCACTTCAATCATGGCGCACCCCTTTCGCGTATTAGGAAGGCGGCAGCTAGAGTGCCGTAGCCATCTATGCCAGCTTGTTCAACCACCCGCGCACACGCCTCACGCTCTGCTGCTACTGCTTCACGAACCGCAACACAGGTAGGGCGCTGACAGTCAGCATGGCAGGTATGAATATCTTCTGTAGTCATGGCAACCCCTTAGAACGGACAGTCACGCATAGCTTCCTCGAACTCCTGGCGGCGCTTTTCCTGCTCTATTTGCCTGTCTTCATTCAGGACAAAGAAACGCGCATCCGGCCCGCAGTCAGCCGTTCTAAATGACGAGCGTTGAGCAAAGCAATATGGGTAATCTTCCTTGCCAGTTACCATGCTGACCTCGGTAACTTCTGGATTGATACAGCGGTCTTTCTGACCGTGTGGGTTGCCGTAAAACGCGCAGTCTACGCACAACTTAATGTCTTTCAGGTACGTCATAACTAATCTCCTAGAAGGTCTAATCGCTGTGCAAAATTGCACAACCGGACATTACAGTACCACAATTAACTTTAACAATGAGTAATTTCTATCGTGTAACAACAATCAATAGCCTGTGGATAAAGCTGTTGATAACTGTGTGGATAACTTGCTGGCATGATTCTTGGTTATATAGAATATAATAATGTT